GAGAGCCCTCACCAAACCCAATTTTCACAACAGGAACGCCAGCAGCAAGACCCGTCACACGTCCAGCAGTAGCACTTTCAATAGTTGCTCCAGTATCTTTGTAGACTTGCAAAGCACCTTTAAACTCTTCTAAGGTTTCACTTGCGACTGCTTTTAAGGCTCGACTCGTAGCACGTTTGACCTTAGTATCGCCAAGATGAACTTCAAGGTTTCTAAGAACACCGTCAAAGCCTCTTAATTCTGCTCCACTAAACATCTTGACCACCACCAATAATGACTATCAAAAAATCCCGATTGTCAAAATCAGGACGCACATCGATAATTTGCCATTTTTCACCACTGAGACGACTGTCTCCGACTTCGACAAAATGCTCATTCTTCGGCTGATAATCAGACAAAGGATCTCGGATTTTCAAAGTCATCTTAGCTTGCATAGACTTACCAGTTGCAATCTCTATGTCTTTAAAGCTAGGGGAGTAAACTTGGCCCATCGTAAAAAAAGCCTTCTCGTGACTCACATCACGACCATGAAGCCCCTCCTCGACTTTAGAAGTATAGAAAGTTAAGGGGGTTCTTAGGTCTCCGTTTTGAGCCTCAGGCTTTTTGTGGCGATAGCTAGGGCGATTAGTCTGATAGGACATCAGGCATAGTTACTTCTGGTTGTTTTTCTTCCCATTCAGCAAAGTCAGGCAAAGCTTCATTGATTTCATCGAAACGCTCTTTTGACTCTTCAAATTCTTGGCCAACAGAACGAAACACCCCTTCTTTGATGTCGTAAAAGCCTTTTAAAACCTTAATCATGTTTTTCCTCCAATTTGTAATTTTCTAGTGATAATGCCATCAAATCTCCTTGAAAGTTTCCGTAGAAAAATTCAACTTGGTCATTGTAGACATATCGAGCACGTTCTAAAATAAGCTCTCTCACTCGTGGATCAGCAGAGTCCTTACTACCGACCAGACTGAGGATGGCTGACTCAGAACTTTCCAACATTTTAGAGAGGTTGTTATCCTCTCCAGTATGAAAAATCCTCATCCGCTCCTTGAAAGATTTAAGGAGTGGATGAAGTTGTTCTTCTGGAGTCATGGTTCAACTCCTAGATTAGGCTTGAGGAAGTTGTAGAGTCCAGACTGCTGCAGTCTTTTCATCGTGAGCCTTACCATAAGCAAATTGCTTAGCAGTGTAGAGGTTCAAATCTTCCAAAGCATAGGTTTCTGTGTAGCGACCGAATGAAATACCGCCACCGACAAAGGCATCATAACGACCTTTGACAAATGTAGTGACTTTACCAGCAGTCTGCGCCACGGATTCAACCAAGATAAGGTTAAATGGCATCGCAGTGATATAAACTCCTTGAGCATTCAACGAAGTGTATTGTTTCTTTACATCCCAAGCATCAGCTGGGTTAACAACCATCACAAGGTTGCCTTCTACTGCAACTGGAGTTGTTCCGTCCGCTTTTACAGAGTGATGTTTGTAAACATTTGTCAATTCTTTGACTACGGTTGCTGAGTCAGCAAAAGTCAACTTAGCAGTTTGAGCTGTTTTTTCAGCATAAGTTGTCTTATTGCTTTCAACAGTCCCTGAGAGAGTACGAGAAAGACCGATAGGTTTGTTGTCTCCATCGCCGTTCAAGAAAGCAGCTTCAAGGGCAGCGGCAAAGGCTTCTGTAATTTGTGCAGAAACAAATTTTTGCAACCAAGCTGGACCAAATTTTTCGGCATCTTTTGGAATCACAACGAAAGCAGTCAACTTGTGTTGAATTGCTTCTTCATCGTTGAATTCTTGTTTAAGTTGTCCTTCGATTTCTGAATTGATTTTGCCCCAAACAGCTTGACCAGTTTGCTCTGATTTAAGGAATTTCAAACGGATACCAGCATTTTTAAGGCCGATATGCTGAAGGAGTGGACGTGCCATAACCATATCTTCAAAGATACGGTCGATTGTTTCTTGTGGGAAGAGTTTTTCAACTCCCTTAGGTGCGGCTTTTTCAATGTTATTGAAAAACTCACGAGCTTCAGCGGTCAGCTTAGCATCGTATGGATTTAAGGTTGAAACTTCTTCACGGGCAGCATCACGAGCTTGAGCCATCATTTCATTTGTCATGGACTCGATCATGTCATTGTATAGCTTCGCTTGTTCTTCTTGAGGTGCACCATTTGCAACGGCATCCAAAAATGCCTGACGTTGTTTTTCAAATTGGTTAGATAATTGCATTGTCATTCTGTTTTTTCCTTTCTTAAAACATAAAAAGACCGAACCCTTTAGGAACAGCCTTGTCTGTGTTATTTTCTGGACTTTCTGGAAAATTGAATTTCTTCTGTAGAAATTCGCTATTTTCAAAAGCCTCTTTGTCGATTTGTATATCTGGTAGTTTAGCTTCTAGCTTTTTAGCTACCAGTTCTGCGATTTTATCGATATCTGGTGTCATTGCTGACCTCATTTTTTCGATAAAATCACTTGGGATCATAGGAGTTTCACTCGCTACTAAAGTCGGAGCAATTTCGTTTGTAAACATAATCTTGTCTACAAACCCTTGATTCAAAGCTGACTCGGCATCAAACCAAGTAGTCTTATTCATCAAAGCAAGCAAGTCATCAAGAGCCTTGCCAGTCTTATGAATATAGGCGCTAGCAATAGACTTGTTAAACCCTTCTAGCACACCGGCCTCATGAAGCAAGGCATTATGGTCTCCGTTCACTTGCGTTGAAACGTTGTGGATCATGATTTGGGCGGTCGGACTGATTTCAACCGTGTCTCCTGCCATTGCAATCACACTCGCTGCGCTTGCTGCAATACCGACAATCTTCACGGTCACGTCACCCGAATACGAGCGCAGAGCAGTATAGATTTCACTACCAGCATAAACATCTCCACCACCCGAATTGATATGAACCTCAATCGGTTCACCACTTTCAGGAAGGACGACATCTTTTGGAGCGGTAGCTTCCCACTCAAGCCAGTCATAAATCCATCGATCATCGTTAGAAATAATCGTACCCTTAATCGGAATTACTTTCATCTTCTTTCTCACCTCCTTTCTCTAACTGTTCACCAAGTTGATAGTTTTTGGTGATGAGGAATTTATCGCCACCAGGGACAGATTCTAAGCCAAGTTCAGAGCGCACCTCGTTTCGAGTCATCGCTCCAGAAGAAATAAGCTTATCAATGTTTTCAGCAAGTGCAAACTTATCTTTCTGACCTTCGCCGATGATTACAAATAGATTATTGCGCTCGTATTCCCGTCTCGATACTAAAGCGAAATTAAGGCCATCACTCATTTTCTTAACGAGTGATTGGTAGCAATAACTATTAAACATTTTTTGGCTATTTTCAAGATTGGCCATATCGCCATGACTTAAAGCTGTTGGAATCCCTAAGATGTCAGCGACCTCATCATCAAATTGCCGACGAAATTTCTTTAACTCGTCAACAGAAATATTTGAAGTCCCTGTTGTATTCGTATGCTCAGTGTATTCCATTCCATCTTGAGCCGGAACAATGGCAATCGTTTTAGTATTGAACGATTTGAAAAGAATTTCTGCATAAGATTGAAGTTTCGCAAGCATTTCCTTATCAAAGCTCCCATTGTTTTTTGTTTTGAGAGTTCCTCTGATTTGATTATTTCTAGCCAAAGCCTCAACCAAACGAGTGTGTAACTTCTCGTAATCAGCAAATAAGTCAGAAATATAATCTTGCAGTCGGTTTTTGTTTTATTTTTA